TACGAGGACTACATGTATATGGTTCTAAAGTACTTCGTGGCGAAGCATTAGTTTCTGCTTTCTACGGTATCGACTAATAGGATTCGGGAGGTGTAAAAACCTCCCAATCTTTTTTTAGAGTAAAATTTTATTAATTAATTAAGGAGACACAATATGTCAAACCCAGTATTTAAAATAAGAGATACAGGGCGCAATTCAGCAAGATCTGGAGATGTACAGGATCTTTGTGATAATATATGTCACTCATGGACTTCAGCTACAACAGGAACTATTGCAGTTACTGCTGACGCTACTTATGATGTGTCATTTACTCAACCTGCTGATACTATTATAAGAAACCTCATTGCCATCCCTGCAGGTAACATTGTTACAGCAGGAGCTTCAGGTGATGATGTTGATTTTGATTTAGGTACTTCAGCAGGCGGTGGTCAAATTATTGATGAAAAAGCTATTCTTGATGATGGCGGATCAGCAGTAACTTGGACAGCAAATGCACCTTTGTATATTATTCAAGACTCACACGGACACGGAGCTAACGCTTTTGTAAGCACATCTGTAACAGCAGGTGTTGTAGGAGGACCTGCAACATCAGAAGCTATTGTTATAGCATCTACATTGTACAGTGCTTCTGCTCGTACACTTTATGCTCGTCTTAAGCCACTAGCAAATGATCTTGCTACGGCAGCTACAACTGTTACTTATTTAGTTGAGTTCCTACACTTAGGCTCTACTCCTGATCAGTAGAAATGCCACAGTTAGGTAACGATAAAAATCCTATAATCCTAAATGGCTCTAGTAAGCCTAAAAGCACTAGAGTCTTAGGATTGTTAGGTAGCGCATATTCTGGTACAGCAAAACAAAACTATCTAGATAATTACGATAGAATATTTGGCACAAAGAAAAAGGATAAATAATGGCTACGACTTATTTAACACTCACTAACGAAGTTCTTAGAGAGCTTAATGAAGTACAATTAACTTCTGCGAACTTTTCAAGTGCTGTAGGAATACAAGCATTTGTTAGGGAAGCTGTTAATAGATCACTAAACGATATAGCAAATCAAGAGCCTCAACTTCCTTTTTTTGCTGCTGCAGCTAGTGGAGGAACAGATCCTTTTTATGGAAATGTAACAGTAGCAAGCGTAGAAGGAACTAGATGGTATCTTCTTAAAGCAGGAAGTTCTGATATAACTACAGATTATTCTTCTGTAGATTGGGATGATTTTTATATTACAACAATAGGAGTATCAGGAGAATCAGCTCCTTATGTATCAAAAGGTTTAAAATTTGTATCTTTAGCAGATTGGAGAAGATATTTAAGAGACTCAGAAAATGCAGATGATGCCAAAGGTTCAGATGCAAGTCATGGAGAACCTAGATATGTAATTAGAAGTCCAGATCACCGTAAGTTTGGTCTTAGTCCTATACCTGATAAAGTATATAATGTGCATTTCTATGCTTATGTAAAACCTACACCTTTATCAGCACACTCAGATACTATAGTATTACCAGATCAGTATTCAAATATAATCATAGCAAGAACAAGATATTATGTGCATCAGTTTAAAGAAAACACACAGCAAGCTGCTTTTGCATTAGATGATTATAAAAAAGGTATGCGACAAATGAAATCTAATCTAATTAATCCTCAACCTAAAAGTATGACAGATGATAGGATTTATTTCTAATGGCAGCTTCACAACCTTTTTCCGTAGCATTACAAGGAGGTTTAGATAAAGCTAGTAACACAATGGAGCTTTTACAGAAACCGGGAGTTGCTACTAGACTATCAAATTTTGAAGTTTCTAACAGAGGCGGATATAGACGTATAAACGGATATACTCAGTTTGGAGACGGAACAAGACCTAATAGTTCAAACGCTATAAGTGGAATTTTTGTTTATGCAGATGGAGTTATAGCTTGTTCAGGTACGGATATATTTTTTAGTCAAGATGGAAATAGTTGGTTACAAATAAACAGAGATAGTGTTTCAAGTAGTGGAGATAACTACAGTACTTTTACAGGTCGAAGCACACTTACAAGAACTTCACAAAGTAAAGCAAGCTTTGCACTTTTTGAAGGAAACACAGATTATGGAGAAGTAGTTATAGTAGATGAAAGCTCTGCTACTAAACCTTTTTTATTTAAAATGACAGGAACAGGCTCTGCTTTAAGTAGCAGAACTTATTTTGCAGAAGAAATTACAGTAAGCGGTACACACTATCCTAAATACTGTGTAATACACGATAAACACTTAGTAGTTGCAGGTGCGTCTACAGCAAAAAATACAGTTTTTTATAGCGGTACAAGTGATATAAATGATTTTACAAGTTCAGGATCAGGAAGTATTGTATTAGATGATCAAGTAGTAGGACTTAAATCTTTTCGTAATGAACTATTTTTATTTTGTAGAAACTCTATTTATAAATTACAAAATATAAATAATTCAAGTACAATAGCTGTTGTACCAGTTACAAAAAACGTAGGTTGTGTAGATGGTAAAACTATACAAGAATTTGCAGGTGATTTGCTTTTCTTAGCACCTGATGGTTTTAGAACAGTTGCAGGTACAGCAAGAATTGGTGATGTTGAATTAGGAACAGTTAGTAAAGCTATTCAACCTCTTATAAATGATATATTAACAAGCTCTATAACTTTTGAATATAGTAGTGTTGTTCTTAGAGATAAATCTCAATATAGAATGTATTATAGCGGTGCTGACCAATCTACTGCAAATTCAAAAGGAATAACAGGAACTCTTACTGCAAGAGGTTTTGAATGGACAGAAGTAAAAGGAATACAAGCTCCTGCTGTAAGTTCTGGGTTTAACTCAGATGGCAGAGAAAAAGTTTATCATGGTGATAGAGATGGTTATATTTATAATCATGATACAGGAAGTGCGTTTAATCCTGCAGGAACTTCTACAAATATATTAGCTGAGTATCAATCTCCTGATTTTGATTATGGAGACTTTGGAACTTTAAAAACTTTAGATCATGTTAAAGTATCTTTAAAGCCAGAAGGAGTAGCAGATCCTACACTAAGAGTCAGATTTGATTTTGATAGCACAGATAAAATACAACCTGTAGATGTTTCTTTAGAAGTAGATGAACCTGCTCTTTTTGGAACAGCAGTTTTTGGAACAGCTACTTTTGGTGCGCCAGAAGTTCCTTTAATTAGACAACATGTTCAAGGAAGCGGACACAGTAACTTTTTTAAAATATTCAGTGAAGACACTAACGCACCTTATACAATAAATGGTTTATATGTAAATTACAGACCTTCGGGGAGATTATAAAAAATGGCTCAATCATACACTAGACAGAGTTCGATAGCAGATGGCGATACAATAACTGCTGCACTCTTTAACAACGAATACAACCAACTACTTAATGCTTTTAGTTACTCTTCAAGTAGTGCTTCTTCTACAGGACATAGACATGATGGAAGCGCAGGACAAGGAGGTAATGTTCCACAGATAGGAGACCTAGACTTTTTAAATAAAGTTGTTGTCGATGGAACTAATAATAGAGTTGGTTTTTTTGTAGAAGTTTCTAGTGCTGCTGTAGAACAAATCAGAGTTCAAGATGGAGCTATAGTTCCTGTCACAGATAACGATATTGATCTAGGTACAAGTTCTTTAGAATTTAAAGATGGATATTTTGACGGAACGCTTTATGCAGATGCAATAAACTTTAATGGAACTGCAATTACATCAACAGCAGCCGAACTTAATATACTAGATGGAGTCACAGCAACTGCATCAGAACTTAACATATTAGACGGAGTAACGTCTACAGCAGCAGAGTTAAACATATTAGACGGTAAAGCATTTCTTGATGAAGATGATATGTCTTCTAATAGTGCTACAGGTATTGCATCTCAACAGTCTATTAAAGCTTATGTAGACTCTCAGGTAACTGCACAAGACCTAGATGCCACAACAGATAGTGGTACAATAGCTATTGACTTAGATAGTGAAACACTAACTATAGCAGGTGGAGAAGGTATTGATACTTCTGCTTCAAGCAATACAATTACTATTGCAGGTGAAGACGCAAGTACATCTAACAAAGGTGTAGCTTCATTTAGTTCGGATGACTTTACAGTCTCTAGTGGAGCAGTAAGTCTAGCTACAACATCAACTGCAGCAGAACTCAACATTCTTGACGGAGCTACAGTAACTACTGCAGAGCTAAATATTCTTGATGGGGTTACTTCTACAGCAGCCGAGTTAAATATTCTTGATGGTGTAACAGCAAGCGCAGCCGATATAAATCTTATAGACGGAATTACAAACGGAACTGTTATAGCTAGTAAAGCTATTATTACAGACTCTAATAAAGATATTTCTGGTGGTAGAAACATAACTATTTCTGGTGAGCTAGATGCAGCTACACTAGACATTAGCGGTGATGCAGATATTGATGGAACATTAGAAACTGATGCGTTATCTATAAATGGTACAGCAGTTACAAGTACTGCAACAGAGTTAAACATATTAGACGGTGTAACAAGTACAACAGCAGAACTAAACATTTTAGACGGTGTAACTAGCACCACAGCAGAGCTTAACATTCTTGATGGGGTTACAGCAAGTACTGCGGACATTAATCTTATTGATGGCATTACTAATGGTACAGTTATTGCTAGTAAAGCAATTATTACAGATTCTAATAAAGACATAAGCGGTGGTAGAAACATCACAATCTCTGGAGAACTTGATGCTGCTACTTTAGATATTAGTGGTGACGCAGATATAGATGGTACTCTTGAAGCTGATGCAATTACAGTTAATGGTACAGCTTTATCAAGTGTTATTGCAGGAACTACAGTAACACTAGCTTCAACAGTTACAGTATCTGACAGCACAGCAAACACAAACTTTCCTGTTGTTTTCCATGACGAGTCAAATGCTTTACTTGATGATACAGGAGCATTAAGATACAATCCAAGTTCAGGAACACTTCTTGTTCCTAATTTAAGTGTATCAGGAACAACAACAACTGTAGACACAGTTACAATGGAAGCTTCAAATGCAATTATTTTTGAAGGAGCTACAGCAGACGCAAACGAAACTACGCTGTCAATTATTGATCCTACAGGAGATAGGACAATAAATCTTCCTAATGTTTCTGGAACAATTCCTGTATTAGCTGCTGCTTCTACTACGCAAATTACTTCAACTCCTGAAGAATTAAATATATTAGATGGAGTTACTTCAACTGCTGCAGAATTAAACATACTTGATGGAGTTACAAGTACAGCAGCAGAATTGAATATATTAGATGGAGTTACAAGCACTACAGCAGAACTTAATATTTTAGACGGTGTTACGTCAACTGCTTCAGAACTTAATATTCTTGACGGTGTAACAGCTACAACCGCAGAACTAAACCTTATTGATGGTGGAGCAACCATAGGAACAGATGCTATTGCAGATGGTGATGGTATTATTCATAATGATGCAGGTACTATGAAAGTTACAAGTGCTGCTACATTTAAAACATATTTTCAAACAGGAATATCAAGTGCAGCAGACGACATATCAGCAGGTGATGCTGCAGTAAATATAACAACAAGTTCTGGAAATATTACAATAGATGCTGCTGCTAATGATACTGATATAATATTTAAAGGAACAGACGCTACTGCTGACATAACAATGCTTACGCTTGATGGCTCAGATGCAGGTTCAGCTACTTTTAATGATAAAGTTATTCTTGGAGATGGTAAGTTAGTTCTTAACTCAACTGCTGTTACATCTACTGCTGCTGAATTAAATATACTAGATGGTGTAACTTCTACAACTGCGGAGTTAAATATACTAGACGGAGTTACATCTACTACAGCAGAGCTTAATATCCTAGACGGTGTAACAAGTACTGCTGCTGAACTTAACATTATGGATGGTAATACAAGTGCTACTTCTACAACACTTGCTGATGCAGACAGAGTAGTTGTAAACGATAACGGAACTATGGTTCAAGTAGCTCTTACAGATTTTGATGCTAGAGATTTTGCTATAGTAACCTCTGCACCTACTGACGGAACAGGTAAGAAAACTGGTTTTGTCTGGTATGTTGTTTAATACAAGGATTAAATAATGGCTATTAAAATATGGGATGGAGATTCTATTGAAACTCCTAATCCAATACTTGTAAAAGTTACAAACGGTAATTTAAGATTTGTTAATTATGCTGTTGTAAAAGAAACAGATGGATCTTTAACAACTGTATTTAATGCTATTAGACAAACTACTAGATCTACAACTAAAACTACAAGTACTTCTGTAACTGGAAACACTACAACAACTTTTAGTACAAGTAAATCTACTACTACAACTTTTAACACTACTACAACTTTTAGTACAACAAGATCAACTTCTACAAGTCGTAGTACTTCACGCAGCACAACAACAACTTTTAACACTACTAGACAAACAAGTAGGACTACATCCGTTTTTACAGTAGATGAAAATACTCAAGGTTATATTAACTCTACTACTTATTATGGTACAACTTTTAGTACTAGCAGAAGCACAACTACTACTTTTAATACTGCTTTTAATACTACTACAACTTTTAATACTACTAGATCAACCTCTACTACAAGAAGCACTACTACAACTTTTAACACAACTAGAACTACAGAAACTACTGTAGCAGGAAACACAACAACTACATTTAATACAAACATATTTGTTAGAGTAACAGCAACAGGAAATACTGGTTCTACTTTTGATACAGAGGTAACAAGTGCAAACGCACATAGCGCAAGATATTGGGATGGTAGCTCTTGGACAGGATAAACTATGTCAACTAAAGAAGAAATAAAAATAATAAACAGAAGAATGGAAGAAACGCTAAGTATTCTTTTAGAACATTTTAAAGAAATGGAAGAAAGAATGGAAGCTTTAGAAGATAAAAAGTGTAAATGTAAAAATGCCGCTTGAAACATTAGCTTTTAATGATGTATTAAATAATGACATTGCTCATTTTTTTAAGTCAGGTAATATTAAAAGATCAAATAAAAATAAACAGTTAGATAAAATACACCATCTGTTACCAAAGAAAGGCAATCATGGTACTAACCTAGAATATGATATTTGGTATGACTTTGAAGGTGAAGAAAAAATTAGAGGTTATGTATATACAGATGTAATGACTAAGTTTGTATATATAAAACCTGCTTCTTCTTTATATTGTAAAAAAGTTTTAAAAGAGTCTTTACAAGGAGATATTACAGAAGAAGGTGAAAAAATATTTAATGACATTGCAAGTAACAATGCAGATAAATATAAACTAAGAACTACAGATATTAAATATCCTTATGTAGTCTTTTTAGCAGGCACAAATATTTTAGAAACAATAACTGATGAAGCAAAACTTTTAAAAGCTGTAAAAGAAGATGGAGCTAAGTTAAAACCACATCCTTTAACTTCTCCATTTACACTAGCTTATTTAAAAGCTAAGTATGGTAAAGATTCTTTAATACATAAAAATTTATCAGGACATGAAATATTAAATAGAGCTAGAGAAGTAGGATGCTGTACTAATTCTGAAATGGGATTAATTGCTTTAGCACAAGGTAAGCGTGTTCATTTGTTTGATAAACCTAATATAGGACACAAAACATATACACAACTTTACAATGTTTTATTTGAAAAAGGACACGCAGTTATAAATGATTTTAAAAGATTGCTTTCTTCAGATTATTCAGGATTAATTTATTATGATTCTGAAAATCCAAAGCAAAATATAAAAAACTTTTTTAAGTATTTTAATAAGGTAAAACATGTTAAACCTCAAAGACCTAAAAGTCTTAATACTAGAAGATAATAATTTAACAAACCTTACAGTTAATTCTTTAAAAGAAAATACTCCTGAAATATCTTACAAGGTAATTTCAAAAGAAGAACAAACTGAAAGTAAAATAGGAACAGCATTACTAAATAGTAAACATATTACTTTAGTAGTTTCAAGTGGAATAGTTTTAGAATTAAAAGATACAGATATTCCTGATTTAGATGTTCTTGAAGAATATGATATTTGTGTAAGTAGATATGCTGTTTACATGGATCATGATAGATTAAAAGCACATTATTACTATGTGAATAAAAAATTAACAGACGGAGTAATTGATTTAAGTTTATTTATTATAAATCCTAAAAGATGGAGAAGTATTCCAGATTCAGATATAGGTATTTTGGAAGATGTTAAAAAACTATTTATACCAAGATATATGCATCATAAAAATGATATTTTATTTGAAGAAGAAGCTACTTCCGCAGTTGATGCTTTTAACTACGGAGTATTAGGAGAACAAGCAAGTGTTTTTAATTATATAGATTGTATTAATAAAGACACTATAAATATACTTGAAACGTATGGATACTGTTTTGATAAGCTGCTTCCTTATATAAAAGGAGTGCCAAGAAAAGAACAAAATAGAATTAAACTTTTAGCTAATAACACAATTACTAAAATTAAAAATACTAGAAACAAAATGCACCTTTTAAACACAGGAACAA